AAACCCCAAGTCTAGCCCATTAACAGGGCCAAGGTCGGTCTGCTTCCGATCGTGCAGCATGGCTCACCTCGCTAATTAAAGTATATAATTGCCACGGCGGCGCGACCGGGTAAGCCCAATCCTAACGCCGCCGCTGTAGTCGTGACACGCAATCTGCGAATAACACTGTTGTTGCGGGCGGGCAATCTTAATCCACCTGATACGCCCTGATATAGTCGATACTCAACCGCGCTCACCGGTAGCCCGGCGAGTTGTATCCGACCCCCACATCTGTCTCCATGCAGTAATCTCCGCCCGGTGGCGTACCCTCGCGGAACTTAGCCGGGTTGCCGCGTCCATCGCTCAGACGCGGATATAGGTCGGGATACCAGACAAAGCTCCCGCCGTCGTCAGCCGATAGGACGCCTCGCCCATCCTCGTATCCTGGCGCATAAATCGAGATGCGGTCACGCACCGTGCGGTCTGTTCCCGGTGCGACATAGATATCTCGGCAGATAATCTTGTGCGACGTATTGTTCCACTGATCTACGGTATCGCTGAACCAATAGGCCGACCCGTATCCGCTATTTTCCGCCGTATTGTCGAGGCAATATGCATTCGATTTGATGATGTGAATATCGCCGGTTATTTCGCTCTGCGGCGGTACGAAGAATCCCTGATAGTTAGTCGTGAAGGTGGTTTTGTACGAAAACAGATTCCGCAGCGGGTAGCTAAGCTGAAAGAAATCCGGGTGCAGTCCTGCGTTCTCGCCGCGCAATCCGTTGCACCAGCAGTTTTGGAGATACACGTCGGGGCGTAGACTGCCACCCCCGCCCGCCGAAAAAGCATCTGAGGGACGCCGAATAAGGTTTATCGCGATGCCTTCGATAAATACGCTTTCGCTGATGCCTGCCCATTGCATCGCCCGTGAGCCAGAGCCGGGGTTGTAATCCACCCGACCGCCGATCTGGCGCACGTTGCGGCCCTTGGTCAGGTTGAACCCGCTGATACGCGGCACGCCGGGGGCGATGAAGAGAATGTCGGTGCTGGTCGATGAACCAGCAGGGTCGCCTTGGAACCCGGTCGGCAGGTTAACCGTGATGGGGTTGGATAGCGCCGGAGGCGAGAAGAGCAGCCGATTGCGATACGGCACAGCGGGCGGGCGAATGACGCCTGCATTCTCAAGGGCCGTCAGGATTTGCTCTTTGCTATCCCCGTCATTGAACGCTGGCGCGATTATTGCCTCTGTAGGCTTGATGCGGATCGTGCTGCCACCGAGCATCGGCATTATTCGTCCTCCTGCGTGCAGCTATCGAGCGCTGCGATCATCTTATCCGCCCACTTTCCGTCGCCCTCGTATTCAACGAGTTTGGCTTTCAGAATGAAGGCGATGGCTTTGTAATCTGCGGGCAGGCTGCCAACCGGCGCGGGCTTGGCAGGCGCTTCCACCTTGCACGGGCGCTGCGTCTCGACAACGCGATCCTGATATTCGACGCGAACGCCAGCGGGCGGGCAATCGGGATGCGAACAGGCGGCGAGCGGCAAGAGAACCGCTAGACAGGCTAAGCGCTTTTTCATTGTTTCAACTCCTGCAAAGCTTCATCCGATACCGGGCAAGACGGCGTGTCAGCCGCGTGCTGTGCCATCCCGAGCAACCGGGCGATCCGCTCATCAGACTTGGCCGCGTCGGCTCCCATGCTGGCGAGGCGCTGCTTGTATCGGGCAAGGCGCTCCGCATCGGCTTTCGCCCGTGCATCAGCGGCGGCGTTCGTCTCGTTCATGAGGGTGCGGCAATGCGACAGGCTTTCGAGCGTGGCATTGTGCGCCGCGCTTTCCGCCTCTAACTGGCGTTCGACCTTATGCAGCGCCGCGAGATGCTGCCCCCGCAACTTATCGACCCGCAGGCCCCACAGGGTTACGCCGATCAGCGCCACCGCCATGATGCCGCCAAGGATCGCGGTGACGTTGCCCTTGAGGCGATCGAACAGGAAGCCGAGGCCGAGATTGCCGAGCATCAGCCCTGCCCCTTCGTTGCGCGCGCGGCCTCTACGTCCTTATCCTTCTTACCGATGGACAGGATGCCCGATGCTACCAGAGCGGCAAGCCCGCCGGGGTAAGCTGTACACCATGCGACAGGATCGAATTTGACGCCCTGAAACGCCATTGCGCACCCCATGAACGCGACCGGCGAGAATATTGCAGAGATAGCCGCGACCCATGTGATGACGCGCCCGATCTCCGGCTCGCCATTCACATTGTAGAGCATGGTTTTGAGGAGGCTCATCGCGCCCACGCCCCCGTCTTGGCGTGCAGCCATGTGAGGAAGTCGCCCACCGTCTTGCCCTTCAGGATAGACGGGTTGGCCTTCGTAGCGGCGGGACCGGCAAGCGCCTCTGCGCTGGCTTTCACGTCCGCACCAATTACCTCTGCCGCAGTTCCCGCGCCGAGGAAGTGCGCAGCGTAAAGCGATGCCCGGTTGATCGGGATTCCCTTCGAACGCAGATATTGCGCGTTCTTCTCGGTGAACGTCTTGGCGCGACGAAGCTGCTCTTGCTCCGAAGGAAACAGCCCGCCGAATGCCTTGCTGGCGTCACTGCCCCATGTTCCGCCCTCGCCCTGCCACGTTGATTTAATGAACTGGTACAGGCCGGAAGCGCTGGACGTTGACGCCTTCACATAGGGACGGTTGCCGCTTTCGATCTTGGCCAGCATGGGCCAGTAGTCTTCGGGCAATTCGTCGCCCGTTGCTAGGGCTGGCGCGGTATCCAGCGTATCGAGCAGCGCGTCGATCCGGTCCACCTCGTCCTGAGTGAAGCCCTTGCCGCGCGCATCGCGGATAGCGTCGAATATCGGTTTGCGGTTCATGCTTATTCTCCCACCCCTTTGATGGTTGCCAGACGGCGCAGCGCGTCCCCGAATCCGTCATCAGCCGCTACGGCCATGCCGACCAGTTCGCGCGCCTGTGCGATGGCCGGATTGCGCGGGTTCTCGCTTTCAAGCGCATTGAGCGCCAAGGTCAGCGCGTTCGTGATGAAGACTAGATTGCTCCGGTCCCGTTGTGCCTGACGTTCCAGATGTTCGACCCGGGCATTAAGATCGCGGCGATCGTCAGCATCCGCTTTCCGCACAGCCATCCGGGTTGCGCTCATTTGCGCGAGCCATTCCGGCCCCTTCTTCACCACAGCGCCGAGCAGAGTGAAGCAGGCAAGAATGACCATGCCCCACAAACCATAAGCCGTGGGGGTCCAGTTATTCGCGGCGGCGGCGGCGCTCTGGATTGCTGGCCCGGTCATAGCGGCGTCCGATGCAAAGATGCAGCAGATGCCAAGCCCCTACGAGCGCGGCGGCGGTCAGCAATCCCGTCAGCAACGATCCACCCCCCGGTGATAAAGACCTGCGACCACGCCAGATAATAGAGCGTCCACCAATAATGATAGCGCGCCCATGCCCCTCCATCAGATTGCAGGAAGCCGCCATGGCAAACGAGCATCGCCGCATAGGTCGCGATGATCGCAACGTTCCAGTTGCTCCGCCTCTCCGCCCCCCACCAGAAGCAGAAGATGAAAAGCCCGGCGAGATAGTCGGTAATCATCCAGATCGGGACGGGGAAATCGTTCCCCGCTACCTTGACCGCTGCGGTATTCATCCCCCAGTTTAAAAGCAGCGCGAATGCTGCCGCCGTGCGCGCGCGGCGATGCTTAAGCACCGAAGCGATGCACATGGCGAGCAGGCCCACCAGCAGCGACAGCACAAGCGCCATGTGTCAGACCCCCGGAGGCGTCGGAGGCGGGCCGTTACCGCCGCTGGATGCCTGCGGGGCCACCTGCGAGACGGGATCACCCACGCCTTCGATAGCTTCACACAAATCTGTGACAGCGTTTTCCAGCGCCGTCAGCTTGGCTTTGATGTTCTCGACGGATTCTTGTTTGGTCATGTTATTTCCTACTTTGTAATAAAAGTGTTAAAGCGTGCCCTTCGCCGTCATCTGCCAGCCCGACACATATTCAACTTCCAGCCATTGGCCGGTCGCGAGGTTGAACGGACCACCAGTCACCCCCGCGACTATGAGGTTGAACGCACCGCCCGATGCAGCAGTCCGAGCAATGCGGAACCTGTCGCCGTTCTTCGCACCAGTCGTGGAAACGGTCACAGTGCGATCGGCAGTCAGCGAGGTAGCGCATACCTGCGTCGGAGGATTGTTTCCGACGATGAGTGTAGCATCGGCATTGCCGAGCGTTGCCGCACCCGATCGGATGCGAGAGCCTCGGAAGCCAGGCAGCGTATTGAGCGCCGTTCCGTCGCTGGTGTTGCCGCTATATGCAACGTTGTCATAAGAAACCCCGGACACCGTAGAGATGGCAATGCCGGTAGTGTTGTTGCGGATATAGAGCGCGCCGAACGTCGGGTCGGTGACAGTCACCATCCGAAGACCCTGACTATTGCCATCGGTGAGAAGATACTGGTTGGTGAACCGATCCGCCCCGCTAAGTTCAAGGCCATACCCCGAAGCGTTATTCTTCGAGGTGATGATCGGAACGGTCACATCGTCGGACAGGACGCGGACTGAGCCGCCGCCGTCATTGTAGATTTCGCCGATGGTGAGACCATTGGCGTTTCCTTGGATCAGCACAGCCGCGCCGGTCCCGGCGTCCGAAGTTTCGATCCTCCCGATATTGCCGGGGCTTTCGATGCGCACTTGGTCAAGCCCGCTCCCATCCACACGGATGCTATCCGCATCGACGCGGCCACAGTTGAATGTGCGGAAACCGATCTGCTTGGCTCCCGATATTTCGATTTCGCCAAATGACGCGGAAATGCCGTTAAGGACGTAGATGCCGTCCTGCGTGACGGTAGGTGCCCCGCTGAGGATCGCCCGGTCAATTCGGAGGTTTTCATCCTCGACCAGCGAGACGCCGATGTAGTAATCCCAGCTATCGGCGATAAGATTACCGATCCGAACATTCTTGGTGCTTTTCGTGGTCAGAATCGATTGCGTGTTGTTCCGCACGATCACGTTGTCGATGCTGATGTTCTCGGGCTTATGGTCGGCATCAATAGTCGTCGCAGCGTCGATGCTCAGCGCATAGGCTCCATCGGTCGCGCTGTCGCAGATGATCTCACCGCACGTCAGGTCTTTCGTGCCGACATAGAGGTGGACACCATTGCTGCCGCCCTCCGCCGTCTGATTGACGTACGCGGGGTCGATTTCGGTGATCCTGATCTTGTCGATGTTCGTCTTGCGGCAATAGAAAGTGCCGACGCGAACCGTCGATGTCGCCGTTCCGATGACGCGCGTGTTGTCGGTCCAAGTGATTTCGGTTTCGCCCGGATTGGTGTCAGGTCCGCGACCGATGGCGATGTGGATCGTGCCGTCAATGATCGCACCCTCATCGAAGATAAGCGTCCGACCGCTAACGGTGTTGTTGAGATAGCAGCGATAGATTCCGGGCGGGAAGCGAAGCACAAGCGCGGTCGGGTCGGCCATCAACGCATCTGCTGCGGACTGGCAATCGGTGTTGTCGTTCGTCAGGCCGCGAGTGAGGACGTTGATCGGTTGAACCGCCATCAAAGCGTCGATCGCGTCCACGGTGTACGTCTTTCGCTCAAGCGTCGAACCGCCAGACGTGCGTGTGTAGATCGAGATAAAGCCATCGCCAGCGTTCACGGCGAAGGACTGGCCTACCGTCGTCGCCGCTTCCCCGGCGGCCTTGCTGGTATAGGTCGGGCCTACGAAGGCCTCGGCGGTTGATGCGGCAAGAAATGCTGCATCACGATACACTTCCGCCTGCTTGGTGATCGAGGAAAGGACAGACGCACCCGGCACAACGATCGTGCGGGTTTCGTCAATTACACGCACTACTCGATCAACCATTAAAGCGCCTCCCCAGCTTTCAGAATAAGTTTTCCCCGCATCCGGCGCGTCTTTTCATGCCCCCCGCCGGTGATATCGAGCGCGAACACCAGTTCGATATCGCCTCCTACGGGCGCGCTTTTGCGGATTGCCTCGCCGGTGGTTTCGTTAAGGCGGATTTGCACATCGCTGTGCGTGTGCTCGATGCCGTCGATCGTTTCCGTAACGGTCGAGCAAGACACGCCTTGCGCGTTGCTGGCGGCATTGCCCAGCGTCAGAAGCGGCGTTGCTTCGTCGGGATAGTTGCGCACCTGAAGGTCGAACGTCGCGGCGGAATAGTCGATATCTTCGAAGCGCGTTACGTCCTTCAGGAGCGTTCCCCGATACCAGAAGATTTCGACAACGGCGGGGGCGATGCTCATGAATAGCTCTCCGCAAAATGTTCGACAAAGCGGACGCTGCCGTCTGGGTATCCCATGCTTTTCGGGGTCGGCATGGCACCGTCACGGCGCATCACGCAGCGCGGGTTGAGGAAATCCACCGGCGTTCCTGCCGACACAGCTTCACGCAACGGGGTCTTGAATTTGATCGTCGTATCAGCGCCGGAAATCGATACGATCTCGGCCACTTCGTAGCAGCGCGCCCGGACGGTCGGATGTACGATCGTGAACTTGACCCCAAAACTCGGAGGCAGAGAAAGCCCGGTTGCGGTTATGGTGATCTGCGTTGCACGAAGCGCGGCGTCGGTTTTGACTACCGCGCCGGTGTTTGCGGTGGGGAAATCGCTTTCGTCCCAAAACGGAAGGCCACCGATCGGGAGGCGAATATCGCCCTGCCCCTGCGCGCGCGCGTCGGTGAATAGAACCGTCATGGGGGTTCCGCCGTCGAGATGACGGGAGCAAGCGCGATAGGCCCGCTCAAGTTCAGGATCGTCGATGTACGCCGCGCCGAACTCGGCAAACCAGTGCCCGCCGCCATCGGTAGAAATAACGTCTTCGATTCCGGTGATCGAAGTGCCGCCACTGAGGATCTGCGCCTCAATGTCGATATTATCGCTTTCGAAGGCGAATAGAGGCGTAGGGAATACCTTCATGCGACGGACGATATTTCACCGCCGTCACGCAATTTGCCGCCGTTAGCCGCTACACATCGGTCTGTTGTTTGATGTTATGCGACAGCACGCCGTTCGAGACGTAGGTATGCGCATCGGTCACGGTAATCTTCGCGACCGTCGCGGTTCCGTCAGGAACGCCGATCGCCTCCATGTGCACCCATCCGCCGCCGATCCATATCCGGTGATCAGCGGTAGCGCGCATACGCTTCACGCCTATGTCGGCTGCGAATACCGGCTCTTCGGCAAACTCTACCGCCTCTACATCAAAAGCGCCCCAGTCCATTCCGGGCGAGGCTTCAGGGTCGGGGAGCGTCCAGACTTTATCCCCAGCGACAATATCCCCGGCCCGCTTTTGCGTACCGTCTGCCATCAGGATAAGCGTATCGACTTCGGGGCAGTATCCGCCGCCGCCACCGCCGCCTGCGCCACCACCGCCACCGGTCGTGATCGTGAAAGACGCCTCAGCCGACAGGTTTAGTAGCGCAGGATTTTTCGACCATTGATCAAATGCCGCAACGCGCGTGTAATATGTATCGGCGGACAATCCATAAACGGTGTGCGGCGAATAGCCGTTGTTCTCGTAAACCAGCCCTTCGGTCACTGGGTTAAACCCTGCGGTCGTCGCCACATAGATCGAATACCCAGCTACCCCGCTTTGAAGGTCGAAACTGATCGTGCCGTTATATTGTCCGCCAGTTGCTGAGATGTTCGCCACAGCAGGCGGCGCGGGCTTGCTCAGAATACCGGTTGTCGCTTCGGTGCCCGCTCCGGCGCTATTAACGCCAGCGACTTTGACGATATAGGACCGGCGTATTCCGTCTATCGCTGCTTCGTCAGACGCGTAAGTCGCAGTCCGGGTGGCGCTGTTGATCGTGCGTATCAACGTCGTGCCATCATCGGCATAGATGCGGAAACGATAGGTAGAGGCGCGCGCAATCGGGTCGCTCGATACGGTAAGCGCGTTGGTCCAGCCCACCAGCGTGATGCCGGTAGCCGCATCGGGCGGCGTCGCATCGGTCGATGTGTTTACGGTTGACGGATCGGACCAGCCCGAAAGCCTGCCATCCGAAGCGCGGTATTCGACCTCTATTTCGAGGTCAGCCGTCACCGGAATAAAATCGGTGATGAGTGTTACAGTGCCAGTGTCCGCGTCAACATCGGGATATTCCTGTTCCTTCCATGCACTGTTGCCGTCCTTGCGGTAGCGCAGATACCATGTCAGGCCGAGCAAGCCCGGATCGGTGATGACACACACCACGCGAACGCCGGTCCCGCTGTTGTCTACGGCCTGTTCGTATTGGGCGTAGGCATTGGTGATGACGGGCACGGCCAGCGGGGCGCGGGTTACGCGATTGCCCACCGGCGCGCCTTCACCGTCTTCGGTGGCAGGGTTCCATGCGTCTATGTTTGGCTCGACAGCGGCCCATTCGAACGTGACACCACCGGTGAGTGGATCGCGTTCGATAGACTGAATTTCTGCGGGGCCGGAATAGAAGGTAGTGCCCGCCTCCGCGCTCGTCAGGTCGATATAGCGCTCACCGAGGATGATCTTGCCGCTGTAGGTGGTGCGGATCGTCCCGCGCGCCGGGGCGTTGGCGCGGGCCATCTGGCGCTTTGCCAAGCGTCGGCCTTGCGTGAAAGACGGAACAACTGCGTTCAGTTCGGCGGTATTCTCGCGTCCAAGCTCGCTGATGCTGTCCTCGTCGCGCCACGGATCGGCGTCAACGCTGGCGTAGTCGTGCTGGCTGGAGATATATGGAACGGCGATTTCATTGATTGTGTTTTCGCGCTCAACACCAAGCTGGTCGCTGTGATCCACGATCTGGTCGGGGCCAATGGAAACCGTGGGCGTGTAGTAGACGCCCGAATACATCACGATTTCGCCGCGCTCATTTTCGACATACCAGCCATCGAAGCAGGCAAGCAGCGATGCGATGATGTTCGCCGGTTCCTGATCGGCCTCATAGCTGAAGGCGGTGCGATACTTCTTTTCAGAGCCGCCCGTGCTAAGCGGTATCAGAGTGTCGCAATCGTTAACCGCCGCAATGACCTTGGCAAGCTGCGGAGCGAATGCCGTATTCCAATCGTAACCGCGATAGACCATCATGTAGTGAATGAAGGCTAGCGCCGCGTTATCCGACCATTTCCACGTCGCCTCGTTGTACGGGTCTTGTGTGACGTCACGGGGATCGTAAACGGTGGTCCAATCCCCAACGAGCGACAGCTTGTAGTTATCGCCCTGCGGGTAGGTTTCGAGGAACCACTTTTCCTTTTCCGGCGCTTTGGTGAGATAGGCGCACACCATGCCATCACCGCGATGATTGCTCGTCCATATCCCCGGCAGTAACGAGATGATCCACGAAAACGCGGTTTCGGTCGGCGCGCCAAGCGTCCATCCCACCTTGACCCGCCCACCTTGGAAGCGGTCGTCAGCAAATTGGTTCACCGTGTTACCGGATAGCGTGACCTGATCGTCGTTCAGATAGACGCGGCGAATCTGTGCGGCGCGGCCATCGTGGTAGGCCCCAACATCTACGCTGGTTCCGTTCGAAGACGTATCAAACGCCAGCGCGGCGGCGTAGCGCCGTGTCGTGCCATATCCCCGCACCCGCTTGGGACGCTCGGTTTTGATCTCGGTTTCGGTCTGGGCTGGTGGGGGCGCCTTCGGTCCAAGCAGTGAGGACAGCGCCGCGCCCGCCGCCGCGCTGCCGATCAGGATGGCGGCGCTTGCAAGCTGGCCCAACCCCGGCACTACATTGACGACGACAGCGCCCGCCAGCGCCACGATTTGCCCGATCGCCCTACCCATTGACAGGCCCCCATGCCATTACCGGTTCGGCGCGCAAGAAGGCCATCCCGCGCGACAGGCGGACAGCCCAATTTGAGCCTGTGAATATACCACCCACCTCCACCGGCGTGCGGCCAGGCCCGATGACACGCACGATCCCCACATCGCCCGCCATAGGCGCGCTGCGGCGGCGTATGCCGATCGACAGCAGCCCTTTCGACCAAAGCACCGACAGCCCACCAGCCTCGGCTATCAATGCCTCTGCTTGTGCATCGCTGTGATAGTTCCCCCGCCATTCGCGCATCGGGTCGCTATGCCCGCACCGCAACAGCCAATCCGCGCCAAGCGTGCAGCAGTCCGTTATGCCCGGTTCGTAAGGCAAGGCGGCTTGCTGCTTGAGATATGGACCAAGCACTATTTCGGCCCCCAAGCGCGCGTTATGCCTTGGTTCATCTGTGCAACGAGGTTGCAAATCGCGTCGGTAGGCGAGCGCTTGCGCTGGTCCGCGTCGGTCCACCACGCAAGCTGTGCATTGCTTCGGAACGTGTCGCCCGATGAAACGGGAAGCTGGATTGTCAGTTCGCGCCCGGTATCGGTTGCGCGCCCGGACGTGATAAGCACATCGCAGGTAAAGCGCCCCTCCCACTCTGGCGCGCCTTCGATCTGCCAGTCGCGATCAAATGTAACTGCCCCAACGTGCAGCGTTGCGCCGCGAATCTCGCCGCGATCCTCATTCGCGAACCGCAGCGTTTCAGGTGTTACCCCGCTCACAGTGAAGGTAGGGCGCTGCGCCACCCCGTTAATCATCGCCTGAAGCGCGGGCACTTCGATAAGTGAACCGATGCCGAGATAACGCGCGCCGGACGGATCGACATAATCGCCCGGCACATCGAGCCATCCGAAACCCGACCAGAGGTAACAAACCGGGTTGACGCCTAGCCGCCAGACAATGGAACGCCGATAGTCCGCCATGCGCGAACGCTACCGCCGTCGTGTCGTTCCGATTGCCGCCGTCAAAAGCGTGACGTGCCGTATTTCTGCTTGTGCTGAAGCGCGGTCCCTACGTCCTTCATCGACTGGCGATAGCTCGCCTTGCCCGCCCGCTCCGCGCTCTCGTTGCTGATGCGCTGCATGTCGGCATAGAGTTCCGCCGTCACCACCGCGCCCCGGAGGTTGAATTGCGGCGCGCTGATGACCATTGCGCCCGTGTTGCGCGATGCCCGCGCGTTCGGCACAACATTCAACGTCTCACCACGGCTTACCCGCGCGACCGGCTTTCCGTTGAGGCTGAGGACGTTCTGATCCATCCCCCCATTGCCGCCGATCATCATCGATCCGCCATTTGCAAAACGCGCGAGACTGTCCCCAATGCCGGGCGTTGTTCGTGCCGCAGGACCCTGCGTGAATCCAGCCTTGCTTGAGCCACCGAATATACTGGAGATGCTCGACACAAGCCCGCCAAAGAACCCACCAATACCGCTTTTCTGTTGGCTAGCTCCTGATAACGCATCCATGAACGGGCGCAGAATGGTTTGCTGGATAAATATGTCCAACAACGATTCCAGCAGCGGGTCTTTCACACCGATCTTTTTGGTGATGGCGTCGGTGATTCCTCGGTTGACGCTCTCAAGCTGCTGGACAACCGCATCCTCAACTTGGGTGCGCGGGTCTCGCATGCTCTGGCGATAGCGTTCCAGCGGGCCTGCATATTGCTGGTTTATTGCCTCGGTTCGGGCAGCGGCGATGCCGCCCAGCGCTTCAAGCCTGCGCCGCGCGATTTCTTTTTCCGCTTCGGTTGCGGTGCGTGATGCGATGATGCCCTCTTGCCGCGCGCGCTCCTGTTCGAGTTCAAGGTCAAGCAGGCGCAAGGCAGCATCGCGGCGCTTTTGCACCGTGTCGGCAATGGACGCCTGAACCTGCGCAATCTCCATGGTGTTTTCGCGATCGGCGGCGGCGATATCCAGCGCCTCTTTTTGCCGCCGGTCAGCCTCGCGAAGGTTGATCAGCAGTTGATCTTGTGCAGCGATCTGGTCGTTGACGGTTTTAAGCTCTTCCGCGCGGGCTTCGGTAAGTTCGCCCATCTTGACGGCGGCGTCATAGGATGCGTTGCGGCGCTGGCGTTCGGCTTCGATCTGGTCACGCTCATAATCAGCGATCGTATCAGCCGCGACGGCTACGGCCTGCTTGGCGCGCAGCAAGTCGATATTGGCGGCGCGCTTTTCATCCTCAAACTGCAAATCATCGCGCAGCGCAGCCCTGCGGGCGGCTTCTTCACGCTTGGCAATCGTCTCAGCAGACGGGCCGCGTTTCTTTTTTCCGCCCGTCCCCGTTGAGGAAACAGCGACAGGGCGGGGCGGCGGGGGCAGCTTACCACCGCTTGCGATGAAGTCGGCAGAAAATAGCGGGTTACCGCTTGTCGCGGCCTCGATAGCCCGCTCCGCCGCTTTCGTCTGGCCGCGCGATTGTGATTTCTTGAACGCATCGCGAAAGCGCTTGCCGAATTGCGACGACTGGTAATCGCCGGGCACGAAAACGCTATCCGGCAGGCTGACGCCAGCTTGCTTAAGCCCGCCCTGTATCGACTTTGCAGCGACAAACGGGGCGTTTCGGATCGTGTCGATCGTATCGAAAAGGCCGAACACATATTCGGCGGAGCTTTGCGCGTTCTGGTTGATCTGCCCAAACGCGGATTGTGCCGCTGCGACCATAGGCTCGAACACGCTGGCCAATCCTTCGAACGCAGCCCGAATGTCAATTCCCGCCTGCTCCGCGCTATCAGCAAGGCTGGCAAAGCCCTCCGACCCGTCGCTAAAGAAGCTGGCCAGCATAGAGGAAAATTCCCCGCCACGATCAAACGCGCCAAAGGTGACGATCGCGGCATTGCGCACCTGCGTCATTGCCTGATCAAATGTGACCGGCAGTTCCTTGAACTCGCTGTCGATCTGGTCGGTATAACGGCGTTCGGTCAGGGCCTTGATCAGCTTGTCGGCAGACAGCTCCCCAGCTGCACCCATGGCGCGCAACTGGCCTATGGTGACGTTCAGGCTGTCGGCAAGCAGTTTCGCGAGGCGTGGTGCGTTTTCAAGAACGCTGTTCAGTTCTTCTCCGCGCAGCGTGCCCGATTGCAGACCCTGAAGGAACTGGCGCAAGCCGCCCGCTGCCTCTTCCGCGCTCGCTCCGCTGATCTGGAACGATTTCGTTACCGTCTCTGTCGCACGCGCGGCCTGCTCCTGTGTAATGCCAAGCTGCACCGCATTGCGCTGGAATGTCGCATATAACTGCGCCGTCTCTTCCAGACCGTTCCGCGTTTCCTGTGCGATCCGCTCAACGTCGCGTTGCGCCTGCCCGAAGTTGCCGCTCTCGCGGGTGGCAAGTCGTAACTGCGCCTCAAGCTGTTTTGATGCGTCAGTAAGGCGCAGAAACTCGCGAGCGAGGGCAATGGTGCTGATTCCTGCGAATAGACCTATGGCGGCACGCTTAATGGAATTGAGGCCCCCGACCATGCGAGCGCCCGACCGGTCAACCGTATCCTCAAGGCGGCGAAAGCGCCTGTCCATATCGGTGACGCTGGAATCGACCATTCGCGCGGTTGAACGAAGCTCAGCTTTGAACTTTGCGTTCTCAGCGCGGAGTTCGAGAATAACGGGGTCAACCTCGGCCATGCGCTTGCGCTAATGCAGTGGTATCGGTTAGGTTGCCGACGGTAGGAGATGAGAAATGAAAACCTGCCCAGCCTGCAAAGAGCGCATCAAAGGTGATGCTACCCGTTGCGCGTATTGCCAGACCAGTTTTTCCGCTGCCGATATAGCAAGCGGCGAAGCAGAACAGAAAAATCAGCGCGCCTATATTTGGGTGATCGGCTTTGTCGCTTTCCTGCTTGTGATCTATTGGCTGGACCATGGCGGGGCTGAAGAGGCGGCGTTGCATATGTTCTGACCGTCAGTGCAGCGCCGAATGAGCCCGCATCGCAGCCTTCAATTGCGGGGATGCCTTGCGCGGTTCAGGGCTACCGGTATCGTCAGACGTATGCGCTTCAAGCGCCTCGGCATATTCCCAAAGCTCTATGCGGGTATGATCTAGTCCAAGCTGTCCGCAGTTGGCGATGACGAGCCCCCGGTCGAATCCCCGGCTATCGGCTGTTCCGCCTCTTCGGCTTTTTTTTTGAGCGTCACGCCGCGAATAACCGCGTTCAGAACGGCCCACGCGATATATTGCCCTTCGACCAGCGGGCGGGCCGGGAACAGGTATTCATCGACAAGCTGCTGCGCCTTGCCGGGGCCGACTTCGATTTCTTCGCCAGCCACAAAGCCAGAATTACCGCCGATCAGCGCGCAACGGATGACTTCGCGAATATCGCGGGCATGGGCCGCGCCGCCGCCCAGATATACCGGTTGCTCCGTGTCCTGCTGTTGCCCAAGGCCCGCCTCCAGTTCGTCCAGCATGATATAGATGGACTTCGGCCGGGTGATGCCTTCGTGATCTTTGAAGCCGCAGCTTCGCTCAATCTCGAATATCTGCTTGAGGGTGAGGCGAAGCTGATACTTGCCGTCACCGAACGCGATCGGCTCGATTGCGGTTTCCATTACGCAGCCGCCGAATAACTCCACGTTCCGTCGCTTTCCAGCGTGATATCCCCGGAGCTATCAGCGTTGGCGTCGAACGTACCGTTGTCGGTCGTCAGCATGAACGAACCGAAATAGGTGCCCATGAGCGCGCCGGTGTCGGTGCCGTCATATTTGTAAAGCTCGATTTCATAGTTCGCGATCTGCCCGAACGCAGCTTCGAAATCAGCGATATTATCGACGTTCGCTGCGCCCGAGCCGGTTACAGTAAGCGCCTTGCCCGTCGCCTTGATCTTACGAACCGGGGTTACGCCCATTTTCGTGCAGTCGCGACGATAGCGATCGCTCGTCTGTGCGGCCTTGTTGACCGAGACGTTCTCGATACCGCAAATCATGGTGAACACTTCCGGGTCGGCTCCGTCGCCCTTTTTGATGAGCGCGAAATCGGGTTCGTTGGGCAGCGACATGGGGTCAATTCTCCGCTATTTGCGGGAAACGCTAAGCCCGATCAGTCGCTTTGTTTGCCGCCATCAATTGCGCCGCGCTCCCACATGCGCTTACGCAGATATTCGGCGCGCATCTGGCTTTCGGGATCAACGGCGGGCGGCGGGTCATGGTCGATCGCCAGCACGCGAAGGCGGTGAGCCGTCATGGATAGCTGGTCGGCCAGTTCCTTGACCCGTTCCCGGCTTGCGCGCGTGTCGTATTCGTCCGCCAGATCGACCAGAGCCTCAGGCCCGATCAGTTCGGCACGGATCATCAATAGGATTGCAGCTTCGGGCAAAAGGTCGTCCACAAGGAAAGCTATACGCTATGCCGCCCACCCGGTCATCACTTTTGCGCGGAACTCGATAATTCCGTGCAACTGGCTTGCATCGCCATCGATAAGCCGCTGAGAATTGATGTAGCGCAGCGTTGCCTTGCCATCGGTAAAGGTCAGTGTTTGCCGGTGCAGGTTCTTCTTGATGGCGGCCATGATGCGCCCGATATGATCCTCAACCGTTTCGACCTCCGCGCCGCCCTGCTTGCGCGAACCGGCGAAAACATGGAGCGTCCATCGGATGCTCTCGCCGCGCTGGCACGATGCGTCTTGCGGTCCATCTATCGGCGTTCCGGCCTTGATGAATGGCCATGGCGGCGTAGCAGGCGCGGATTGCCCATAGATCGACGTGGCGGGCACAAGGGCGGTGACGGCACTGTCAGCCTTCAGACTGATCAGTATCGCCCGCCGCAGTTCCGTTGTCAGGTCCATTGCCCTTGCCCTTCTTCAGCACGCCAGCCTCGCGGGCTTCGCGTTCAGTTTCGTTCGCGATCGAATAGGAGTGTTCAGCGAGATAGCGAACCGTGCGCGTAGCGTCGGGGCGATAATCCCAATCTTTCGAAAACGTCACGTCCTTCATGTCCCCGATCCTTTCACAGCTTTGTTCATGGCCTGCTGCACTAATCGCTTGACCTCACTCTTCTTTTTGTCACGCGCGGGCCTCATAAATGGTCGTTCGGCCATCTTGCTTGTGCCGAACTCCAGATCAGCGGAATATGTCGCATCACTTCGAACGGTAGCTTTTAGCGAGCCAGCGCGATGCTCTACGTTGATGAAGTTTGCGAGCGTTCCAGTATCGTTGTTCGGCGGTTGGCCGGGAAGCGAAGGAACATGGCCCGCACCACTTACAGACCCCGTTGTAATAGATATTTGCGCTTCTACGCGGATTTCGTCCGCTCCGACAAAAATAGCCTGATCGACAAGCCGCGTCCCCTCCGGACCGTATAGCCGCGCGAGCCGCTTCAGATGCGCATCCAGTCCTTTGGGGCGCTTAGCCATTATCGACCCTCCCCCGGCACACAAACCCGACACCGGCAGGATCGCGCGACACCGACTGCACCGAATACGTGCCCGCCCCCGGCCCCTCCGTGACGCTGATACGCGCATCGGTCGTCAGGCTATCCAGACCCAGCACGATCAGGCGCACATCGCCCTGCACGAAGCTGGCATCCTGCCGCATGGCATCGGTAGCGTCATCGACTTGGCACCGGCATGGCGTTCGAACGAGCGTTCCCGGCGTGACGATCGAACCGCCTGCATCCAGAACCGGCGCAGTTTCGGTCAGTCGCTCGGCCGCATAAAACGGCGCGCCCACTGCCGCCGCCACGGTGCCCGCAAGGCTTTCAAACGCAGCGGCGAGGTTCACAGTCCCACCGCGCTATTGATGATCCGAACGCCGGGGCCGAGGTTACGGCGCTGTAGCATCTCGAATTGCTGCCCGTATTCGGTAGACTGGTATCCACCCTTCACGCTCGCCTTGACCGCTTCATCGCTGAACGATGCGCTGAAGGTGCCGCTCTTGAAGTTGGTAACTCCCGGCAGTGATGCGATTGCACCTGTTCCGGTCGTGAGCGCGCCGCTACGCACCATCATGTGCGCGGCATAGGTGATTTCCCCAAGCGCGCGATCGTCCTCTATCGGCCATCCCACCGTGAACCGCGTGGCGTCGGTAAGCCATAGCTGCACCGTGGCGTCGGGAACGTCAGCGAATGCCGGGTATCGGGTCTTCAGATCGGCAGGCGTGGGCGCGACATAAGCCATGTCTATTCTCCAAATACCGTAATGGCGTTGGCCCGCGAGCCGTCCGGGTTGACGATAAGCACCGGCGTGGTTTCGACGCGACGTCCTGCCCCACCCTCTAGGTCTGGTAGCTGGTCTACCATCAACCTTCCCGGTGAAGCTCGATTGCGGAAATGATATCCGCTTTTTTCGTGATGCCTTCGAGGTCTGCGCCTTCATCGTCCGCGATCAGCTTAAGCTCATCCACGGTGTGGTCGGACAACTCCTTGCGGCTCGCTGCCTTACCAAACGAAAGAAACGCCCGCTCCTCTTTGGCAATCTCATCCGAAATAGTAATAGGCTTGGTCTGCCCCGGCAGGATCGTGACCATGCCGTCGCGCGTATAAACGCCGCGTGGTGCCTTGCCTTCGTTCGTTACGGTGTGTTCGGTATAATCGGGCATGTCTTGTCTCCTGAAACAAAAGGGGCGAGCCATACCGACCCGCCCCTCCCTCCACCTACTTGTGACGAAATCCGATCAGGCGGTAATGCCGTCGCGATAACGCACCGCGCCGGGGAGCCGGATTTCGACGCCACCCGTCTTGAAGTAGCCGGGGACTTCGTAAATCATCGGTCCGGAACGCATCGGCTCAAGGAAGCGAAGCGGGACCGGCAGATGCAGCTTCACGACATCGCGGGTATTGCGATACGCGATCATGCGGCCCGTGCTCGAAGCGCCTGCATCCTCAAGCCCGCCAACCGCCTTGATGACGAGGGGCTGGCCGGTCGTCGCGGTGTAGACGTTGCCGCGCATCAGCCAATCAAGGATCGTCATGTTGCTTTCAGCGGCCATCGGCGTAGTCGCGATATACGTGAAAGCAGCGGTCGGGAGCAGAAGCGTATTCGCCATTTCGACGCGCTTCGATCCTTCGTAAACCGAGGTCAGCGCTTCGTTGACATCGCGAAGAACCTGAATCGGTGTCTTTGCCGTCCATGCTCGCGATGAACCGGAACCGTCCGCCGCGACATTGGCAGTGCCGACGCTGGCATCGTTGAACAGGCCGGTCATACCCTTTTGCGTGTCGCCCGACTTCACCAGTTCATCGATGAACTCCTCATAGGCGCGGCGCGCGAACGAAGCGCGTTCGGTGTCCAGCGAAATGCCGAGGCGCGAGGCGTAACCCAGTTCCTCGGTGGTGTAGCGATAGCCGATCGCAGCCATTTCGATCGAATGCGTGAACTTCGTCATGTTCACATCGGCGTTCGGGACATCCTTGGACAGGTGGTTGAACCACTTTGCCTGTCCGACGCCATCCATCGAATAGAACTCGATCGTCTTGGCGAACTCGCCTGCGGAGGTGTCGATCGTCACCAGTTCGGGATACTGGATATCCTCATATTTGGTGCGGAACACTTCCTGTTCGACATATGCGGCCTGCTGGCCAAGGAAGCTAAGCGCCCCCTGTGCGTCGTTCATGAAGGGGTTTGCGTCGATGGTAAGCATTTCTGTTTCCCCCTTACTTCAGGCGAAGCGGAACGAGGCCCGCCGCCGAAATGGTTGCGTCGAAGGTGGCCTTCGGTACGGCAGTGTTGCCGGTCGATACATTGGTCCACGCGCCAGCGCTGGTGACGTAGACAGCATCACCCTTATCGACTGCGACCGATGCCTGAACCGCAACCACACCCAGCTTCATCACAGGCATAGTGTCGCCCTGTTCGAAGGTATCTGCGGTTGCGCTCTCCACGGTCACATCGCGGAAGGTCACGCCCTCAAAAAGCGATGAAGGGGTCGCAGTCGCTTCGTTGTCAGCGGTGCCGGTGAAAACCGCGCGACCGAAGCCGATTGCGGTTGCATCTTCAAGAAGCAGCGAATCCGCGTTGTGGAGTTCCTGATTGACGACCTGCCCAAGCGCGAGAGGCGCGAGTCGGTTGCCGTATGCGGTCTGAACAGCAGCCATTATGCGGCCTCCTTCTTGCTACCCGTCAGACGGGCAATGTATTCGTTGCGTGCGGAATCGCGCTGCATCGCGCTATCGCCGGTCACGATCGGAGCACCCATGTCGCGAACCTGCGTGCTGGCGTCCTTCGCATCGGCGGTCAGGCCATCGAAACGCGCCTCGACATAATCGTCCGACTTGTCGGCAACCGCAGCATCGCCCAGCTTCGCTGCAACGATCGCGCGGCGCATGTCGGCAACCGACTTACCCTTGGCTTCGGGCATCTTGTCGCCCAGCAGAGCCTTGCCCTTCGCGACGACTTCCGCCTTTGCATCGGCCATCGCGTCGATCTTCGCCTGATCGACCTGATTGGCCTTCAGCTTGTCGATTTCGGTGTCCTTCGCAGCGAGCGCCTTGTCATGCTCCGATTTGTCGGCGGTGCGGGCGTCGAGTGCGTCCTTAAGCTGGCCCTGTAGCTTGGTAATCGCCGCCTCCGCTTCATCGGAGACGTTCGACACCTTCAGGCCGTCGATCGTCATGGTCTTCATTTGGGTGTCTCCAATGGGAGGGGTGGCGATGCCTGCCAGTGCATCGGGGTTGCTGTCGCAGAGCGCGAAAGCATCAGGCTTCGCGTCGTTGACACGGCACTCAGGGCCTGCTCTTCCCTGAGATACAAGCGCGACATGGTTGCCACGGATGTTCTTCTGAACTGCGTCATAGGTTTCGCCAGAGGGCGCGGTGCCGCTCTCGATGGCGAGGTCGCAGGAATAGCCGTTGGACAGCTCGCGCTTACCCGCGTCCAGTTTGGAAACGGTGTTGCCGTCCATGAAAGCAAGGTCGAAGCCGACATAATCCCCGTCCTTCACCGCGCCGATAATCGCGCCGCGCGCATGGTCGCGCCAGTTGGCGGAATTGACCGGCTCGCGTGGATGGTCGTCGGTGATAGGCTTCAGCACGAAGCTGGCGAGGGAATCCTTCGCGAACACCTCATCGGCAGGGCGATAGACCTTGACGATCTGGTCGGCCTTGAAGTGCTTACCTTCGGGGTCAACCTCGCTGCCGAGATAGTCATAGACCCCGGCGCGGGCAGAACGGGCACGAACCTTGCGGTAGCCGTCCGAGGAGCGGCCCTTATCTTCTACCGAAAGGCGGTCATGGAATAGCATCTCCCGCACGGTAAAGGTCGCGCGGGCGGGGATTTACCGCCGTTAGGTGGGCGGGGTTATCTCGGCGTAGTGGGTCGGCGTTTCGTAAAAGCTGCTGCTCTCGGCATATTCCCCGGTATGAACTATGTCCCATCTGCCTTCACTATGGGGAAAGGCTTTCCACCATATCACAACAACCGATGACCAGTAGTCAGGACGTGGGTTTGCAGTCCCACCGACATTTCTCTCCCACCAACCAAGCAGAACCTCGCGACCGTCTTTCAGAGATTGCGGCATATCAGCGATCGGTTTCCAGTCGATAGCCATCATTCGCCCGACCTATCAACGCGAATGTTGTGAACCGCAGGCTTAGGCTTTTGCCCCGTCATCGCGTCAAACCACCTCGTAACCGGGCCACGCATGTCACGATATTCGTAATGCATGATATGTGCGATAGTTTCGCCCGACTCGTCCAATAAACGATCGCCCTCGGTAAGCTGGTCGAGGCGCAAATCGCCGCGCTGGGTTCTTACGATTGTGTCCGGCCCCATCACTCGCCCTCCGCCAGTAGCGCGTCGATCATGGCTTGCCATCCTTCGAACGCAACCGCTCCATCAACAAGCAAATCCATGCCCGCTTGGGTGTTGTGGTCAATGACGACCCCTTGTTTAGGCCATCCAGGCACCGCTGACCGCATCATCGCATTGCTCGGCTCGCGGATCGCGGCTATGACGTCGATAGCGCAGCCTCGTATATCATCGGGATGCATTTCAACGCCATGATGACGCAGTGTGGCGGTGAGCGCCCGCGCGGCGCGTTCAAGCGGGGTCATTCCACGCCTCCACAGGAACGCCATTGCCCAGAATTAGCGTTTCGCCACTCACCTCCACAACACGAAACAACCCTCCAACGCCTTCGAAATCTAGCTTGACCAGCTTCCCGATAGCGTCCGTGGGCTTGTCGCCTAAACCGTTCGGCCAGTGCCTCATTTTGAATGAGATTGGCTCCGGCAAGTCTCGCATCGCTAACCCATGCCGGTTTAAGCGCCTTATGTCGCGCGGCATCATGAAGCCAATCGACAATTCGCCAATGATTTTGCTATCAGGCGCATCACTCATGATCGAACCTCCTACGTTCGGTTGTGGTCAGACCCGGCCCGGTGTTTGCGCATCGGGTCGGGTTGCTGCGGCCCCGGCACCTGTTCAACCATAAAGGCAGGACAGCACAAAGGCGATGACACGGCGCTTACCCGGCGTTCCGCAGCCCGCGCACCATAGCACCAAACACCCTGCACCCGAAACAAAAAGCGCGCTATTCCGAACCATACCGGGAGATGAACCCGCTACCCTCCCCGGCTTTACGCTTTCGCGCTGGTTCGGCCTCGCACCGGCGCGCACCCGGTGTGGAAGTGGAGGACGGGTGTTCTAATCTAGGACAAGCACCGATTTCGACCGGCATCCGCAATAAGGCGGGCGGCCCGGCCAATCATCGCGCGCGGGCGGCTCGGCAACCGTCTTGCCGTTTACCGTCTTGCCCTGCATATCGGCCTCTTCGCTATACAGGTTCCCGTCGCGCGCCTGATGCCATTCGCGAGGGTGTAGCTTATGGGATGACACCCACTGCCACACCGATAGCCCAGCCTCTCGCCTGCGTTCGTCGGCAAGCTCGCTGCTGATCTTGCTGAGCTGGTCGCTGGCGATGTTGATCGACCGACGCTGCGACATGCCCACCACTTCACGTATACGCGCCGCCACATCGCGCGCGGGTTGCCGCTGTGTCAGGCCCGAAAACACCGCATCCCCGATCTTCTTACGCGCCTCGTCCGACACGTTACGGATCAGCTTCGTATTCCACTCGATATAGGTGTCCATCGTCGCGCGAACGTCAGCAGGGCCGAGTAGCGTGCCAAGGTCAACGCCAGTCGCGGACAGGACAGCACCGCGCCAGCTTCCCCGCTGCCACTGCTCTGTCCGCAATACCCAATCGCGTAGGCTGGCAGTCAGGGTGATGAACAGCCGATCAAACGTATTTGATGCGCCGTCAATCGCGCCCGATATGTCAGCAGGGGCATCGGTCGTCATGGTGTCGATTGTGCTGGCGTATTGCGCGATGATCGTGTCCGCCGCGCTCGCCCATAGATCGACCACAGGCTTGTAGCAGCGCTGGTATAGGTCGGTCGCGAGCATGGCAGGCGGGCGAATGTCACGGAACACGATTGCGCTGCGCCGGAAGTTGCGTTGCCGCCGCGCCATGCTTGCGAGGTCGTAGCGGGGCACTAGACCAACCCTTCAAGCCCCGTTGCCGTGGTTCCGGTGGCATGAACGCGAACGATCGTCCCCGTAAGCGGCATACCTACTGCGATCTCAGTGTCTCGCGTGCTGCCGTTGGCGAAAGTGACGCGGATCGTGCCGTCGGTGCCGCTGATAGGCTTCAGGCGCACCTCGCGCACCACCGTGGACAGGTCCGCGCTGTCGTTCGGCGCGATCGGGATAATGTCCGATGCGGGGTCAGTCGTAACCGAGGGTGAGCCATCCGGGCGGATTGCCAGAACCGGCATAGATTCAACGCGACGATTTGCGCCGCCTTCAAGGTCGGGGAGTTGGTCAGCCATCGCTTATTGCTCCTTCACGCCGGACTTCCAATCCGGGTCCAATTCGCTGAACAGTTCCGGGCCGAACACCAGCGGCCCTTGATACGGTTCGATAGTATCAACATCGACGCCTTCGGCCTGCAATGTGAGCGTGATGTGCGGGCGATAATCAGGCCAATCCCATGAGGCACCAGCGTTGCGGATCGCGTCATGGCGGTATTGCAGTTCGTTCGACTGGAACAACAGCGCTACCGCATCACCATCGCCAAGGCGCTCTACGGTGCGCGGACCACCGGGCTTAACCCGTAGCTTGCCATCCTGATCGCTTGACCAGTCCTCGCCCACCGTGAACCAATCGACGGCGGCGCGACTGTAGGCGACTGTCACGTGCATATCGTCTGGTGCCAGCGTTGTTTCGAGGCCCTGCGACTTCGCCCACCGGATCACTTCCGCTGCATTCAACAGTTTACGTTCGACGTAGAGCGTCTTGCTCGCAGCATCTGCCACGAAGCGCGCATCATTAGCCGCACGGCGGCGGGGGGTGTTGTTTGCTGTGGCCCCCGCCGTCGAGGGAGATATTTGACCACCTTCCTTTCCGCTGCTTGCGCTCGCTGCTTGCGCCTCGATAAGGGCTGAAGGATCGGTAAGCGCCGGGTCCACGCTCGATTGCAGGCCAAACCGCTCTTCGTCGGACATGCCTTCGAGCGCGTTATCCAGCCCCGGCATATACCCGCCTTCGGTAAGCGTGTTTTGCACCGCCTCGTTAAAGGCCCGGTCAGGAATAGCGGTAAGCCCAGCGATCTTTTCGAGCGCTTGGCTGATCTTGAAGAACGTCTCTGCCTGCTGCGCCTCGGTCGGGGTGTCGAGCGGTGCCCATTCGTACCAAATGTCAGGGTTCGCGCTGCCCAGCGCGGACTGGATCAGATACGGGTCTAGACGATCGAGACACGGCCCCATTTCGAGCGTCTGCATCGCCCGGATTTTCTTGCGCCAGTCCTCTTGCTGCGACTCACCGCTGGCGTTCATGCCTTCCGGTGCGCGTCCAAGCAGCCGGGTGGCGGGAATGTCGCTGATCGCGGACGCCCACTCGCCATAAGCGTTCATCACGTCTTTCATGCCGCCGAACGAATAGGTGGTGTCGTCGATGCGCTCGCCCGACTTCCCATCCCCATCGCCCGCGTCATAGACGATCGCGTTGAACATGCTTTCCGACACGGTGAAGTTGCGCATCCGGCGCTGGAACAGGGCTTCACCCTCGTCGGTCGCGACATATTCCGACAGCTTCGGAATACCGATGCGCAGGTTGCGCGCCTTCGTGATCAGCGATGCGAATGCCGAACGCGCCGTGTCGCTGTCCTGAACCGCGTCGAGAACCTGTGCAATTGTGCTTTCGCCCCAGAAGTCTTCCACGTAATTCGCCACGCCAAGTAGCGAGGGCGACGGGTCACCCCGGAACGGAACGACGCGCGACGGGTGAATGAGCTGCTGCCCGCGTGTCGTCGTCATGCGATACATTTCGGGTTCACCGAAACGCGGATCGCGGCTGTCTTCGATCAGGCGGTTAAAGGTAAGCTGCCAGCGGTTGACCACATGGATATAGGCCAGCCCGCCCTTTGCGATCGTCGTGGGCGCGGGCTGTGACATATCCCCCGGCAACCCCATGATGAGCGCACCTCCGCCGAGCTTGCGCAGGACTTCGACCTGTCGGGTTTTCTGCTTCAGGCCGAGGCGCTTTTCCTCTGCCTCGATTGCCTTGATCTGGTCGCCATCCGCCTGCCAGTCGCGCCACTCGCGAACCATATCCAACGGCGGGATGGTGATGATCTTGCGCATCAGCCCGGAGCCGCGATAGGCGCTCGCGATATCGTACTGGCTCAGGGTGCGCGCGGCATAGGCGTTTGCGGTGCGCGGATCGCCCGCCATGCCCATGCCGGTGAGCGAGTTCGTCAGGCTATCCAGAGAATAACCCGGCTTGAGACGGAAGGATGATATGCGGCCACCGGACATGGCTGGAACGCTACGGGTTTGCCGCCGTCAGTTTGCCGCCGTCACGCGAGTGCGGAGAGGCTGTATTGCGACTTGCTGCTCAACATCAGTTCGGTGAGCGCCCATACCAGCGCGTCAGCGCGGTCAGGCGAGCCGTCGCCCACATAGCCCGAAACCGTCATGTTGCACATCTGGTCTTCAAGGTCAGGGAAGTCACCCACATGGCTAACCCGCTTCTGCTCGTATAGCGCGCTGATCGGCTCCGCACGCACGACTTTACCACGGCTCGCGACAACCTCTTTAAATGCCGCTTTCTTGTCCGCAGTCGCCACGGTGAAGCGCACCATATCGCCACCGAAATTGCGCTCGCCTAGGATACGATCAGCATTGTAGCGGTGATACAGTTCGACCGCGCGGCGTCCCCAGCCTTCCGGTGACATTTGTACAGTACCATCAAGCAGGATGTAGGCGCGGCCATCGACCCCCAGCCCAGCGACCACGATGCCAATATCATCGCCGCCGCCATCACCTTTCGTGCCGCTTGGATCGACCGACACGACGATCCGCTGCATCTCAGGCTCTTTTCCCTTGGCAATGCGCGTGGTGTCAATTCCGGGAATCGTCTGGGCTGGCGTGATGCTGCCGTCTTCGTTCTTGCGCGCCTCGATAACGCGATCATCCAGCGACCACAGCGCACCGTTAACCTCGCTCGCCCATTCCCCGGCCTCGAACCGCAAGCGCTTTGCCGCGCTCATGTTGGCGAGAATGTCGAAATACTTATCGGGCAGGTTTTCCCGGTTGTCGGACGGATTCACCAGCATTTCGGCGTAATCGTCGGGATCGGCCAGCTTTTCCTTCGTCCCCGGCTTCATCTTAAGCTTGAACAGCACGTAGGACCAATGCAGCTTAGATGGCGGGTTGCAATCGAAATATGCCTTCAGGGTCAGGTGCGTCTTGCCGGTCGCTGCGGCTATCGCTGGCGCAAGTTCAACCTTCTGCGCAAGGCGGGACATGGCCATTTCGATTGATGACCACGGTATCTGGCTGCTCTCGTTGAAATACAGCGTGACATATTCGGCACCGAGAATCTTCTCGACCCGCTCTTTATCGTCCAGCCCGCCGATCCATATTTGCGATCCGCCAGGAAGTTCAACATAGAAGTCGGTCTTGTCGAACCGCGCCCTGATTTGGGGGAAGCACAGCTTCAGCACCTTGGGCAGGGTGTCAGACCATATCGAGGTCTTGGCGTGGTTGAACCGCAGGCGGAAAACGGCGTGACGGCTCCCCGGCGCGTTCAGGGCGCGTTGCACGATGGCGCGCAGCAGCAGGAACGTTTTACCGGAACGTGATCCACCGCGAAGCATGATATGGCTGGCGGGACTGGCTAGTAGCCGGTTGGCTTCGCGCTGCTTCGGGGTCAGTTTCGCAAGTGGTGGCCCGCCATTGTGGCCGATGTTAGCAGGTGCGTTCACGGTTTAGCTTATAGCTCTGCATCTTCAGGCGACACGACCATGCGAACCTCGCCCGTCTGCGCGATCTGTTCGCGGAAGGCTTGCACGTCGATATGCTTGCCGATCAGTTCGAGGCGCTTCACCCGGTCAGACAACTTGAGCTTCGTCACATGCCCCGCGCCATCGCCGATGCTTTCGACTTCAAGGCCCGCAACAAGGCCCTGTCGCCAAATAAGCGGCCAGTCCTTCACCGGCTTGATCGTGCCATCATCATTGTAGAGGTCGCCCACGTCAGCAACGCTTTCATCTGCCAGGCGCTTGAGCAGCCATGCCGCGTCAACGCCCGTCTGTTCCGACCTATTCGTTTTTGCCTCAGCAATGGCCTGTGAGACCATAACATTCGATAACAGGCGCGATGACTGCTCCTGAGCCGTTTTCGCGCTGTAGCCTGCCCGTATGGCCGCCTGAGTGGCATTCAGGTCTATGAGGTACTCCTCAACGAACCTTTCCTGTTTGGGTGTCATGCCCATCGCAGCCTCCTACCCTACCGCCATCGCGGATTTAGCCGCCGTCATCTTGTGCCGCTTGCGTGCCGCCTTCAGGCGTTCGGGGCCAAGCATGTGATAGTAACGCTGAGCCGCGCGCTTTCCGTAAAGGCGGTTTACCTTCGACCATCCGTGCTCGACAAAATACCCGACAAACTCCGGTGGCGGGCTTAACATGGTGCGGGTGCTGTACGCCTTCATGCTGCTTCATCCTCATCAATCGGCGCGTAGTTCTTGCCTGCTGCGATCTCCATGAGCGCATAGGCGTATTCGCGTGCTTCGGGGCTGATACGGTTCCAGCATCGGATAAGCTCTACCGCCTGCCGTGTTTCGTCGTCGTCTTCGGGGAGCAGGCTTCCGGTCGCGGCCTTGTGTTCTACGACATGGTGATGCGCCTTGCGGCTCGTCCAGTGTTCGCGCTCAGCCTGAACGATCATGCGCTGCCGGATTGCGGGGTCGTCGATCTTGGAGATTTCCTTCGCGACTTCGAAGCTCACCTTGTCGGAGCGCCAGCCTTCGGGAATCCGCTCTGCTACCTTTGCGTCTGCGGCGATGCGTTTTTGATCCACGCCCATCTGAACAAGCATCAGTTGCACCTGCTCGCGGTCGGCAAAGTGTTTGGTACCGTGGGCGAACCAGTCTGCCATGAGCCAGTCGGCTTGGCGGCGCTGTGTGACGATGCCCCTGCCGAGATTTACCCATGCTTCGAAGTCGATGTCTTCGGGCAGTGCAAGCGCTACCGTGGCAGGTGGCGCGATCGTAGCAATCTGGTTCATTCTATGCCCTCCCTTTGTTGCTGTGGTGCTGTTCGCAGTCTGGTCCATCTTCGCCATAGGCCGCCATCGCAATTTCCACTTCGTGACCGTTGACGGTGAAGGTGGCGCATGACGTGGCGCGGTATTCAGACCCTGCGAACGATGCGCGTTGAAGCGTTTGCTGTGCGAGGCTTCCGACTTCCTCACCGAAAAGATGGGCCGAGGTTGGGGCGGGTTCGCGTTTGTGTATGAACGTGGCGGCGATCAGCGCGCCCAGCCCGACGAGCGCTAGGTCGTGGAGCATCACTCCCCCTCCGAAGCATGTGCGCGAAGGGCGGCTGCGGTTCGACGGCAGTTCCGGGCATTGCTTGCGTTGGCCTGGAAAGCCATGTCCTCACCGGCCTCAACGGCCAGATTTTCGAAATACTTAGCGGCGCTATCTTGAAAGGCGGCAAGCGCCAGCAGTTCTTTCGCTTCCATCACTCGTTTCCCTTCGTTCCGATCACCGCGTCTGCATCTCGCGGCTGAGATATTCGCGCACCCATTCGACCGGGATGTGGTAATGCTTGGCGATCCGCTCCGGGTCGGCCTTGCGCAGGCGTTCCGTGTCCGCTTGCGCAAAATCCAGTATCAGCCGCGTAAGCGGGAATTGGGTTGCCATGGGCTGGGGTCTCGGTCACAGCGCGAACCCGCGCTCAGGGAACTTCAGGCTGCGCAAATGCTCGATCTCGCGTTCGACTTCGGCGGCCCGGTCGCGAACCCCGCCGTCCAGGTATCGGAAACCGCTGACCGATCGGCCCCGGCCTTCCTCCCGCGCTGTCACGGTGCGAACGCCGACCATCACGATGTCGTCGAAGTCCAGTCCATCCTTCAGCCATTGGCGAAGCTGGGCGCGGTCCATTTCGGCTATCGGGCGGGTCAGGTGGATAGCTTCCGCGATCTGTTGAGCCTTCCGCTCAAAATCACTTGGGCCAGCAGGCTGGAGGGAAACTGCCTCGCGTGGGCGCGCAAGCCAGCTTCTTTCCTTATTCCCTTTTTCCCTTATTTGTTCTGTGTCTTGCGCCTGTCTTGCGTCTGTCTCGGCATGTGTCTCACGCTGTGTCTTGCAACTGTCTTGTTCGGCCTGAAAATCATCATAATTACAGATGGTTACGACGGTAACGCCTGTCGTCGTCACTGTCTCAATCATCGTCTCGCTTTTCATGCGTTTAAAAAGTCGCTCGATCCACGCCTTGTCTCGATCCATCGCATTCGCCATGTCGCGCACCGACACGGCAAGCTGGCCGCGCGCGAGCGTGATGGGGCGATCCTTGTACCGGACGCGGGTGGGACGCCACGCCGCGCGCAGGATCATCCAGGCAAAGGCCATCGCCTCTGCATCGTTACGAAACGCCGGGTGCCCCAGCAGCGTGCGATGGATCAGCGCGAAACCGCCTTCGGACATTATCGCCCCCATTCGGCGGAACGCACCGCCTGATAGTTGGAAAGGAAAAGGCATGTGGACTCGCCCACGCGGCCCTGACGGCGCTTCGGGACGATCAGGGACAGCCACCCCCGCGTCTCGGCCAATTGCCGCTCATGGTCGTCCTGAGCGGCCTTGCTGACCTTCTTGCGTTCGAGGTAATATTCCTCGCGATAGAGGAATAGGACGTTATCGGCGTCCTGCTCGATCTGCCCGCTGTCACGCAGGTCGGACAGCATCGGGCGCTTGTCCTCCCGCTGCTCGACCGCACGGCTCAATTGGGCGAGCGCGACGACCGCGATCCCCAATTCCTTCGCCATCGCCTTGAGGCCCTTGCTGACCTCGGAAACCGTCTCGTAAGCGCTTTGGCGGCGATCGTCGGAATGAAGCAGTTGCAGATAGTCGATCATCACGACGCGAAGCTGTTGCCCCTTCGCGGCCATCTGGCGGCGGTGTCGGCGTACCTTCAGGATCAACCGCGCCAGCGTCATCCCCGCGCCGTCCTCGATGGCGAGGGGCCAGTCCTTCACATGCTCACCGGCCTTGGCGAGCAAGTCGTCCTCTTGCGCGTTCGTGGTGCCGTTTACGATGCGTTCGAACGGTATCCAGTTCTGTGGCGCGCGGCAGCACAGGTCTGACGCCATGCGCATCCCGACTTGTTCGGCGCTCATTTCAAGGTTCACCAGCAAGGTGCCGTGCCCGTTGCGCGCAAGCCCAAGCGCGGCGCTGCACGCAACGGCGGTCTTTCCCATCGAAGGGCGCGCGCCGATGATGGTAAGGCACCCCGGCTCAAACCCGCCCAGTGTCTCGTCAAGCTGGCGTATTCCGGTCGTAAATCCGACCTTGCCGTCATTCGCCTTGATCTCGGCAATGCGCTTCGCGGCCATGCCGATGCTGCCGGAAAGCGTCGTGCTTTTCGATGATTCCCGGCGCTCGACCGATGCGACGATTGCGGCGTCTGCGCGATCCACCAATTCGGCAAGTGGAATAGCGAAGTCTGCCGCTCCCGCGCGCGCATCGTCCAGCGCCAGTGCGAGGGCGCGGCGCTGCGACAGATTTTCAATCTGGTCGATGAAATGCCGATACCCGACCAGCCCCGCCCCGCTTCCGGTAAGCTGAGCCAGATAGGACGGCACGTCCAAATCGGCGGGATCGTTCAGGAATATGGGGCGCAACGTGATCGGCGTTGGCCGCCCGCCAAGCGAATGCTCGCGCACGATCGCGTCATAAATGCGCCCGTGCAGAGGCTCGGAAAAATCCTCGATGCGCAACCGGTCGGCGGCGATATCGATGATCTGAGGTTCCATCATCATCGCGCCAAGTAGCGCCGCTTCGGTTTCGGCATTGGCGAGCGTCGATGCGTCGCGTGGCGCGTCGGTGGTGATAGCGTTCATCAGCATGACACCCTCCGGTCGGCAGCAAGAAACAATCGCTTCCAGCGTTCGTGGGCGCGCACGGTGCGCATGGCATGTTCCATGTCGGACGCCAGTTCAGGCGCTGCGTCACGCTCGCGGACCAGCGCGACGTAATCGTCCCATGCGTCCTGCACCGCGTCAGCGTCGGGGATGATCGGAATGACGTTCACGAAAACACCTCTGTTTCCCACCCGCCGCCGCGCTTCTTGGGCAGCGGCTTCACGGCGATGAAGCGGAACGGATATTGCTCGGCAGCGACCTTGATCTTGACGCGCGCGTCATCCATCCAGTGCCCCTTGACTTCGTGGACCTCGATCGCGCCATCAGCGCGCATCACGGCATAGTCTGGCGTGTAGAATGTGTTGTCGGCCAGCCGTAGCTTTACGCCCTCAAACCGATACCAAAGGATTTCACCGGCCTGCATCGCGGGCTTAAGTACCGAGTCTTCGTATGCGGCCTCGGTCTTATTCTGCTTGCCTGCTTTCATCCGGCCCAGTGCTTGAACAGAGGCACGCATAATCACAGCCCCAGCGCGAGCTGATAGGTTTCGATGGCGTCCTCACGCTGGCGGCGCTTGTCGGCGTCCATCGCGCGCTTTTTGATGATCTCGCGTAGTGCTGCCTTGTCATAGCCGCGTGATGCTGCCTCGTTGAACACGTCGCGAATATCGTCACTGATACCCTTACGCTCTCCGGAAAGGCGTTCGATGCGCTCGACAAGAAGGCGCAGTTCTTCGGCGGCGATGCTCTCGCTCATGCGGGTTTCTCCGATTGTTTGATGATTGCAGGCCGATCGACCGAAAAATGCGGCAGGCTCCTACGCACCGGGTCAGAGACGCGGTGGAAGCTGTAGACGCCTGTACGGGTGTCGATGATGGCGCAGGGAAGCAGGACGCGAGCGGGAAACATCATGCCGCCACCCCATGCCGCTTGATCCATGCGCGCTGTGCGTCAGCATCCCATGTGCCGCCGATCTCGTCACAGGCGGCAACAAGCATAGCGCTGGCCTTTTCGGGTTTGTGACCGCCGGTCGGGCGATCATATCCCGGCTGATAGCCGCTGGTTGATCGTCCGCCGCCGTGAAGTGCAATCGGCAGGCGGTATTCCGCCCCAGCTACAGTGCGCCCCGGCAGATAGGTTTCGACAAACTCAGACATGCGCATGTCGATCGACGGGAACGCGCGTAGGAGCTTGTCCTCCTTTTCGGTCCAGAGAACGCCGCTCATGCAGCTTCCCCTGCAAAAAGGTTGCCTTGGCGCTGCGCGTCCTCGGGCGACCAATTGTTGCGCTTGGCTTCGTTTAGCGAGCCGGGTAATATTTGCAGGTTGGTTTCGCAGTGCAGTCCGCACACCAGCTCATGCTGGAGGGGAACAATGTGGTCGACATGCATCCGCTGACCAGTTGCGGCCTGAATCGCACTCGCCCTCTCATAGATTGCCGCTATCTTCGAAAGATTTGCCCATGGCGGTGTGGCGCGCAGTTTTGACGCTTTGTACTTGGCGGAAGCTGCGTTGCGCTTACCGCGATTAGCTTTCGCCCAGATAGAGTACTCATCACGAAGGCGCGCACAGTTTTGGCGCTTAAAGCTACGGTTGGTTTCGCGTGCCTTTTCTAGGTTCGAGGCACGCCAAGCAGCTGATTTAGCCGTCAGGCGCTCGCGGTTTTGACGCGCCCATTCACTATTCCGCTCTCGATGGCACTGCTTGCACCACGAAACATGTCCATCACGGTAGCGAGGGTCAGTCCGGAATTCCGTGACCGGCTTATTTACAGCACAGCGCCCACACATCTTCATGCCGCCGCCCCCGGTATAAACAGGTCGCCCTGTTTTTGAGCCTCCTCAATTCTGCGAGCAGCGATGTCGAAATAATGCTCTTGCAGCTCAATTCCGATAAACCGACGGTCGGCCATCACAGCGGCAACGCCAGTGGTGCCGGAACCCATGAATGGATCTAGAATAGTCTGGCCTGTGTTGGTGAAGTCCGCGATGATCTCGCTCATCAGGCGGCGCGGCTTTTCGGTCGGGTGCGTGCCCTCGCGTTCGGGGCTATTCACGCAATGCGTATAGACGCCGCGTTTGCCGCCCGCGTTCCAGCGCGCGAATCCCTGCCCGGCCCATGCGCATACAAAATGCTCAGCACCTTGCGCCGGTCCCTGCCCGTTCATTTGCGGCGTGCTGTCGGGCTTCACCCACACGCAGGCGCGCTTGTAGCGCATCGGGCTGGGGTTGATTCCATCAGCCCAGCGGCCCACACCTTCCGAAGTGCAGAACGCGATGAACCAGCCATCGCATTGCGCGCCCCACGTGATTACTTCGTCGCGAATTTCGTCAATCGGCGCGAAGTCGAGCGGCTTCCAGTGGTGAGAGCCATCAGGACGAACAAGCCCCTTCATGCCGCCCTTGCTTGCGTGCATGATCGCCTCATAAGGCGGGTCCATGATGATATGATCAACCGGCCCCAGCGTAGGCATAATCTCTAGGCAATCCCCCAGATACAGCGTGGCATTGCCGATATGTTCGACGCGGCTCATGCCCCAGCCCTCCGCTTGGTCGCCCAGCCCTTGTGAGCGGCGGCGGAGCGCGCCTTGTATTCGGGTGACTGTATGCGGGCGCGGTTGGCCTGCACCATACGGGCAAGGGCGCGGCGGGCGATCAGGATGCGGAGATACTTCATGCCGCCTTCCCCGTGCTGGAATAGGGGAGCAGCTCGGCAATGAGGCCATCAGCCGCTTTGGTCGTGTCGGCCTCTTCCGTATGGTCGATAATGCCATCAGCGGCGCAGCGCGTAAGGATAGCCCAATGCGCCATGCCGTTGATAAGCAGGCGGATCGGCTCGCGCTCGTCCGGCTCGTCCATCGGGGAGGCGTTGCCATAGCCGATAATCGCAAGCACCGCGTTGACCGCATGGGGGCCGATGACAACTGCCAGCGACAGGGCGGCGGATAGCGACGGTTCGCGTACTTCGCCCGGGTCATTTGCCATGTAAGAGCGGATCGTGCGGACCGAGACGCCCGACAGGCGGTGCAAGTCCTCAACCGTAAACCGGCGCTCGATGACAATCGCGGTGCGGAGAAGCGGGCGAACCGTATCAATTACACGATCGCGGGAAACGATAGGCGCCAATTCCGCTGCTATGGTGCGCTGCGTCATTTAATCCTCCGGGCATGAAAGGGATTGAGAACAGCATCGACGGGACCGGAGAGGCACAGCGCCTCCCCCTCCCGATCGACGCCGAAAAACAGGTGCGCCTTGCCGAGGCCGCGCGACTGGTGCGCAGCGCTCGCAGGCGTTGGGAAATGGCGGGGCTGATCGGTCATCAAGCCGCCTCCGACGAGGTGGCGCGATGAGCCGTTCGGGCCATTGCGATGAGCATGTCGCGGAAAGCGGGCGGGGTAGCGTTGGCCTCTGCTTTCGAAAGCGTCGGCTTGTTTCGATCTTTCCCGCGCTGATCGTGAAAGCCTACTTGATGGCTCCCAATAGGACGCGACCAATCAAAATCAAATGGCTCGACACCGAAGGCGTAAAGCCACGTAGCCTTGTTGGCTCGGTGGCCATAGGCAGATTGCCAAACCTCGCATACCCATCCACCAGTAGCGCAGCGCTGCCAGCCCGTACGGAGCGGCTTAATCAACCCATAGGCGTTCCAAGCGCGGGTTTTAGCCGGATGCTCAAGCACGCCGCCATATGTTCGCACCGATCGCAGGGCGCTGGCGAAACAACCGCCGTCGTTACCCGGTCGATTGTGCTCGCCACCCCAACGCGCATAGTTGACGCGCGCCATAGCGCCCCACCGCTGGCAAGGCGGGTGTGCGACAACGGGATGCGGCCCGGCATAACGGCGAGCATCACGCGGCTCGTCCCACGGATCAACGCCGTCGAGACCGAAATAGCAGCCATCCGTTTCGACGTAGAGCGCCGCAATGGTGCGGGGCTGATCGGTCACGAGCCGACGCCATGATCGCGATATTCCGCGCCGTGATGGAAACCGCGCTCGTCCTGCCAGCCTTCGGGCGCGGTCAGGATAAGCAGGGTGATGACCAGCGTGCAGATGACGCAAAGGGCGAGGTAGGCCATTTATGCCGCCTCCCGCTCTTTGGTTTTGCCAAGGGAACGGATGCGGCTCAGGGCTTCCGGGTATTGCTCATCGTCGATCTTGCGGAAGCGCCAGTGAGCGTATGCGGCTTCCCAAAAGGCCGTCCTTTTGGGCGACAGGCCAGCAACTTGCACACCATATTCGCCATCGACCGGCGGCAACAGTCCGCTAACCCGATAGTGACGACCTTCTGCGAGCATCGTATCAACACGTTCGCCGGTCCATGGATCGAAGCGGCCCTTCGCATCCACACACACCACGACATCGCCAACATCAAAAGGACAGCCCATCGCTCAATTCCCTTCGCTGTGAGAAGGGGCACCCTGAAGCCACTTTACATGGCGGCGAACGCAAGAGCCGCGAATTACTTCGACGACAAATTTATCATCTGGAGTTGCATCAATGCGCGCTACGTGTTCGCGCAAATGATCTGCATAAGATCGGTACTGACCAATCATTTCAGCTACCGACAGCTCACCCCAATCGACAATACCAAAACCGGAAGGAGCGTTAGGAACTCTAATAGAGGTAAGCTTCTCGGACATAATCTATCCTTCGCTATGATGAAAATTGCCGGTGGCGTCGGTACCCGACGGGACGCCACCGGCAGGGTGCGCGACCGTGGTAAGGTCGGTCGCGGGGGAGAATTGCTTGGCAAGGCTGGTGCCGACGTAGCGCGCGTTGTTCGTCAGCTTGCGTTGCCATGCGCCGACACTCGGCGCCCAACGGAAGCCACGCTTTTTGAGAGCGGCGCGCTCTTCATCGGTCGGCTTATCGGGGAAGATCAGTTGCAGCCGATCAAGCGTGACATTTTCGACAACGCGAATATTGCCGATCAGGGTTTCGGGATGGCCGCCCTCGTCGGATTCCACGATCGCCGCCCGTTCGGCACGCCGCTGGCTACGTTCAATCCATTTCGTTGCGCCATCGCGATATACCGCCAGTTCCTCATATCGGCGCATCTCGATGTCCATGCGCTTCTGGTTACGATCGACCGGGAACCGAGCGGGTCCGGTAATCATCCAGTTCATGGTACGCGCGCCTGCCTGCTGGAACGCGACCCAGCGCTTGCGATAGCCTTGCGTCCAGCTCGCAACATCTTCGGCTGTACCGCCGGCTTCGTAGATGTCGCTTGCCGCGCTAGTCAGGTCGGAAACTGCATCCTCTACAGCTTGACGGGCGCGGCGTTCGGGGCTGAACGTCCGGGCGTTAAAGCCGCGCTCGAACGCCTCCATGCCGCCAACCCAGCCAAGGATTTCGGCGCGGGTGCCCTGCGAATACGGATCGACGGTTTCGGCTTCCCCGCTCATGCTGCCGACCTCGCTTCGGAGGTGGCCGGTGCAGGGTATATGTCCGGCCGCCATTGGTGGCGGGGTACGCCCGTTGCCATCTCAGCTTTCAGCACGAACTCGGCGGGAAGTGGTCGCCCCTTGCGCACCCAGTTCGATACATTCTGCTGCGAAGTCCCGATCGCCTCTGCGAAGCGGGTCTGGCTCGAAAGGTCGCCTTTCATGGCGCGCTTGATCGGATAAGGCTTCATAATGGAAGCACTTTACCACTCGGTTGTAGAATTACAACCCCTTTGTACGAGCAAAGGCCGCAAAAACTTTGTAGCTGACTCCGCCGTGGCACAGGAACCAATAGACGCAGGCGCAGCAGGACTGTGGACGAAGGCCGAGCGGGTCAAGCGCGGGCTGTCCGCCGACGACCTGAAAGAGCGTATCAACGGCCTTGCGCGTGAAAACGGCGATCCGACGACTGTGTCGCAGCAGGTGGTTTCGAAATACGAACAGGGCAAAACCAAGAAGAAGCCCGCATGGACCCGGTACATCGCAATGGCGTTCGCCCAGATGGACGGCGAGACGCGCGAAGACCCCTACCTTGACACTGGCAAGGCGGATAATTCCGTGATGATCCGGTTGCTGCCCACCCACGCGGGCATGGGTGGTGGCGGTAGTGGCGAGGGCGATGAAGGGGAAATTGCCTTTTCGCGCGACCTGATCGAGCGCGAATTGCGCGCGCCACCCGACGCACTGTTGGCGATGGTCGCAGAGGGCAATTCGATGGCCCCCGACTTCATGGGCGGCGATCAGATATTGGTAGACACTCGCAAGCGATCGCTCGCCCAGCCTGGCGCGTTCTGCCTGTGGGATAGTGACGGGCACGTTATCAAATATTTGGAGCGAATCCCGAACAGCGAGCCGCCCCGCGTCCGTATCATCAGCGCGAACCGCGAACTGTTCGAGCCCTACGAACGCCTTGTCGAAGAGGTGAGCCTGATCGGGCGCGTCATCTGGTACGGGCGGCGGGTGCAATAGCGCTACAACTTTTTTACAAACCGGTTGTTGACTTGCCTACAATCCGGTTGTAGATACTGACCTCACAGCGACACACCGTCGCAAGGAGGTCAACATGGCAAAGACGCTTTCCGAGCAATTCGATACGCTTTGCAAGAAGCACGATCTGTCCGCGATCGGCTTTTCCTGCCACGCGCCGGATCGGGGCTACGATAAGCCCTATTATTTCGTCACCCTGACGTGGGGCGATATCGGCGACAACGCGCACCAGAATTGCAGCGGCACCGCGTATACGATTGACGAGGCGTTCAAGGACGCACTCGCGCAGATGACGCAGCGGCGCAATCCTTCGTCTGTCGATACCGGCATTGAAGACACGACTATCGAAGCGGAGGCCGCATAATGGCTACCGCAGCTCAGAACATTCCGGAAGTAAGGGACTTTCCGCACGTTCTCCGTGCCGAGCGCCTTCTTGGCCGCACGGACTGGAGCGCGGCAGACTACTACGTCGAAGGGCTGGCGGAGTTCGATCGCCACTACACCGCGAAGCCTGATCGGTTCACGCCCGCGCGCCGCCGCGAATACGCAAGCAAGTACGTCTATTTCCATTGCCCGCGTCACAAACTGACGCCGGGTGTGGCCCTTCATGACGAGGGGCGCGCATAATGCCCAGCGAAACCGCAATCCGCCGCGTCATGGAAGATACCGGCATGGAGTATCTCCAAGCGTATCGCCATGTGCAGGCGCGCGATCATCTCAACCGGACCGGCGCGATCTACAACCGCCCCGGACGCTTTGCAGCCTTCGAGCGCTACTGGAACGATCCTGCTTACCGGGATGGCGTGGAGGCGCAAGTCCAGTCCAACCGCGACCGCGACCGCGCCAATGCAGCGATTGACGAAGGTATGCGCAAGGCTCGCGAACGCCGCGCACTGGCGACGGGAGGCGAGGCATGAGCGAGCGCACCTCATTCGACGCCGCCGAAGCTGCACTGCGCGCCCTGCGTATGCCCGATGAGGCTGACCTGATCGTCGCGGTCGGCGCGCACGCACCCAGCACCGACTGCCGCAATGGATACGTCTCGATCACGATCCGGCGGGGCAAGGACGAGGCAACCTCGGAAGCCGTGCACCTGATCGACGCCGCATACCTGGCGCGCGGGAAGCTGAACGCAATGGAACGCAAGCGGGAAGCTGAAAAGGCTGAAGCTGCGATGGAACAGGAGAAGGTGAAGTGATTGTCACCCGTAAAGCGATGAAACGCGCCGTTGATGCAGAGCGCGCACGATATGACGATCTAGCCGCAGTTGTCGACGTCGCCTTCCTTCCTTCGGTGTGCCGAGTAATTAAAGAGATGCGCGAAGGTTGGGCGGTTCCTTTTAGCTATGTAGCGGCAGATGCGGGCGTTCCAGACAAGTGGACTAGAGAAATAATCCGCGCGCTAGCTGCTTTGGGGCTGGCTGAGCATCACCCATTTTGCAGCGAAGATGACAACCTCATTCGCGGAAGCGGTTATTCACTCACCGCTAATGGCGCTCGCGTTCAAGCAATGCTCCGCGCTCGTTCGGGTGAAGAACAATGAGCGGGGCGAAGCATACTCCGGGTCCGTGGTTTCCGCACGGGTTCACGTATCCCGAAGGTGTTGCAGGCGATGTGTTTGCGAAAGACAGCAACAATGTCCTTGCTTGCACCGCGATATGCCGAGTGGTCGAGCCTATATCGAAGATGGATAGCGATTTACGCCGTCCTCCCCTCGATGCGTTGCAGGCAGTAGCGCGCAAGAACGCTGCACAACCTGTTATTGAAGCCAACGCCCGCCTGATCGCCGCCGCACCTGATGGGCTGGAGATTGCGGAAGAGTTTCTTGCTTTCGCACGGTCTGGCGCGAACTTCTACTATCCGCCGGGATCGCTGCAAAAGTTGGAGGCTTTCGTCGCCAAAGCACGCGGTGAAGCATGACCCGCATTTCAACCACAATTGTCATCACCGCCATGATGACCGGCTTTTTCCTCTCGCTGTTCGGCGGTGACCTGTTCGCAGCACTTCCGTTTGCGATCGGCGGGGCGGTGTTCATCACCGCGCATGTTCGGAGGGAACGGGCATGATCGAAGTCACTCACCACGCAGCACAACGCTATGTCGAGCGCGTGAACCCTGCCCTGTCGCTGGACGAAGCGCGGCGGGAAATCATGAGCCACGAACGCGCCATCATGGTGGCGATCCAAGAGCGGTGCACATGCGTCCGCCTTGGGTGCGGGGCGAAGCTGGTTCTGGTCAACGGTCGCGTTGTCGATGTGCGGGAACGGCGGTGGATTTTGCCGCCTGTCATGCGCCCCGCGCGCCTCAATTTCGCAATGGAGAATTGAAATGAACGCTGTTGCTTCACAGCCTGAAACCGGCACCGACATCGCGACCGTCGTTGCGCACAATCCCGCAATCGTGCTGATCGATGCCGGGAAGCGCGAAGACCTGTTTGCCCATATCCGGCGCGAGGTTGAGGCATTCGAGCCTGACCTGACGACCGCCAAGGGCCGCGATGCGATCAAGTCGCTGGCGTACAAGATCACGCGGTCGAAGACTGCAATCGATGCGGCGGGCAAGAAACTGAACGAGGATGCGCGCGCGCAGATCAATGCGGTTGATGCATCGCGCCGGGAGGCTCGCGAGAAGCTGGACGCGCTGGCCGCTCAGGTCCGCCAGCCGCTCACCGATTGGGAAGAGGCTGAGAAGGCGCGTGTCGATGGCTGCCGCGAGGACATTGAGGCATTCAAGCGCGCAGGCGAGGTATCGCTGAGCGACACCGCCGAGGACGTGCGCCAACGGGGCATGGATCTGTGGAACCAGACGATCGACCCTGACCGCTTCCGCGACATGGCCGAAGAGGCGCAGGCCGCGAAGGATGCATCCGTCGCCGCGTTGAAAACTGCCCTCGCCCGCCTTGAGCGGGAGGAGGCTGACCGGGCCGAACTTGCCCGGCTGCGCGCCGATCAGGAGAAACGCGAGGCCGAGGAAGCTGCCAAGCGTGAAGAGTCAGAGCGTGCAGAACGCAAGAGGCAATACGCTAGGGACATTATCGAACACATCCATCAGTGTGGATTGGGGACAATTGGGGGGAAAACGTATCCCTACGTAATTCTGATCCGCGAACTCGAAGAGAAGATCGAAACTGGACCGCGCGCCGAAACTGCTTTTGGCGATATGGCCGATGAGGTTGAGAAGGCTCGAACCGATACTCTGATCCGACTTCAGGATGCGTGCAAAGCTCAGGCGGAGCGCGAGCAACGCGAGCAGGCCGAAGAGGCTGCCAGAAAGGCTAGGGAGCAGGCCCAGCGCGAGGCCGAAGAGCGCCATCAAAAGGAACTGGCCGCCGAACGTCACCGGGCCGAAGAGGCCGAGCGTGCCGCGCAGGAAGAGCGCGACCGCGCGGCCCGCGAAGCGGCGGAGCGTGAGGCCGAGCAGAAGCGGCAAGCCGAAGAGCAGGCGAAGCGCGAGGCCGATCAGGCGCACCGCACGAAGGTAAAGAGCGCTGCGAAGGCCGCGATCATGTCGTGCGGCGCTGATGAGGACACGGCGCGCAAGATCGTCGTGGCGATCATCGCCGGTGAGGTTCCTCATGTTCGGTTGGGGTTTTGAGCAATGGAAACGCCAAAGAATAGCGTCGATCAAGCAATCGACCAGATGGAGCCGATCGTCAGCGATCTGGGGAGCGTGTGCAGCAGTTTGCAGGAAGCGGCTGCCATTTCAGCCGCCATCAGTCTGAAGCGGATCGCCGATTCCTTCGACAGCTCCGCGATCGGCGGACATCCGCAAGGCAGCGTCCTCTGGTGGCTCGAAACTATCGCCTGCGCCGCTCAAAACCCCCGGAGATCATGACGATGACCGACAATCCTTTCGACCGCGATTACGTCGCTCCGCAACAGCCGGAAGCCGCGCCTGAGCCGAAAGCCGAAAAGCAGGCGAATGCTCCGCTGATCACGAAACCCGGCGCATATCGCGACATCCCAGCGGAGGATTACCATGGAAACGCGAACCTGTTGCCCGCTCCCTCGCTGTCGTCAACCGGCGCAAAGCTGCTGCTGAACAAGTCGCCCTATCACTTCTGGTTTCAAAGCCCGATGAACCCGGATCGCGTCGAGCAAGAGGAAAAGGCGCATTTCAGCGTCGGTAAGGCGGCGCATGACCTGATCCTGCTTAGCGAGCGGTGGCCGGAGTTCTATCACGTCCTGCCGGAAGGTTTCGCGCGCAACAAGACGAAGGCGATGCCCGAAGCGATCGCGGCCTATGAGGCGGCTGTCGCGGCGAACAAGTGCATCCTCACCCATGATGGCGCGGAGACGGTTCGGCAGGTCGCAGAGTCGATCAAGCGTAACCCTGTTTCGGTTACGGCGCTTACGAACGGCGAAAGCGAAACGACGCTCGCGTGGAAAGACCCGGAAACGGATGTTTGGCTTCGCGCCCGCCCCGACTTCATGCCCGCCGCCGCGCGCGTCGGTGGTGACGTTATCGTGGTGTCCGATCTGAAGTTTGTGGCGGGTTCACACGCGGACCCGGAGGGCTTCAAGAGCGCCATCTCCAATTTCGGCTATCACCAGTCAGCCGCCTTCTATGCCGATGGCATCAAGGCGACGTTCGGGCATTATCCGACGCACTGGCTTCATGTCGTCGTCGAGAAAGACCCGCCGTATTGCACCGCTCTTTATGAGCTGCCGCAAGAGGACATTGAGCGTGGGCGTTGGCTCAACCGCGAAGCGATCCGCAAGTTCGCCGAGTGCCTGAACGCGGACAAGTGGCCCGGCTACGCAGATGATCCCCTGCCGGTCGGCCTGCCGATCTGGGCACGCAAACGGATCGATGATGTCGAGGGGCACGAACTGGCTTGGGCGGCTGCGGCATGAGCGGGAAGCCTACTGAAGCGCAAACTCGCGCTCGCCAGCGCAACTGGCAGATACGGTGCATCCGATCGCTTTGGGCGCAAGCTGGGCACCTTAGCGAGCCATTCCGCACCAGCGTCAGAGAGGCGATTGACGCCGACCTTATGGAACGCGGGGCCGAACCGGAGCGCGTTCGGCGCGAACGATACGTGACTGAAACCGAAATCCCCTTTTGAGGAACTGATACATGGCTACCCAACTCACTACCACTGATGACAAGCGCGACATGGCGCTGGCGAAATCGATCGGTACGACGCAGCTTGATAGCAACGCGCCGCGTTCGATGTTCCAGCCTGCGAACATGGGCGAGGCGATGGAGATTGCGCGCCTGATGGCTGGCAGCAATTTCGTCGCGCCGCACCTTCGCGGCAAGCCGGGCGACTGCCTCGCTGTCGTGATGCAGGCCGCGCGGTGGGCGATGGACCCGTTCGCGGTCGCTAACAAGACGTTTTTCGTGAATGACCGCATCGCCTATGAAGCGCAGCTCGTCACGGCTGTTATCAATTCGTCCGGCGTGCTTGATGGTCGCCTTCACCCCGAATGGGAAGGCGAAGGAAACGAGCTGGTTTGCACCGTCACGGGCAAGCTGAAGGGCGACGACGAGCCTAAAAAGCGCCGGGTGGCGATCAAGAACATCACCACGCGCAATTCGCCGCTGTGGAAGCAAGACCCTGAACAGCAGATCGGCTATTACGCAAGCCGTGCTTGGGTGCGCCTCCACGCGCCGGAAGTGCTGCTCGGCGTCTATTCGCCCGACGAGTTTGAAGCGCCTATGTCCGCCGCTGGCGCTGGCAGTCTGGCGGAGACGCGCGAGGCAAAGCCCCTCACCGCCGCAATGCTGACGCAACAGGCGACGGATAAACAGGTTGCCGAGCATGTCGAAGCGATCGACGGACGCGCCGATGAGGATCACGGCGAGGCTACCACGCTGGAAAGCGCCAAGGCCGAAATCGACGCGACCAAGATGGTGCCCGATGTGAACAGCCGCCTTTCCGCGCTGATTCCGCTGCTGAGTGACGACGATGGCGACGCGCTGCGCAGTCACGCGATGGACCGCATTGCCGAACTGAAGGAGGCGACAAATGGCTGAGGACCCCGCCACCGTCGCCTACAACCGGGCGCTCTACCAAAAGTCGCCACGCGAGCGCCTGCGTCGGATCAATTACGACCGAAAGCGTCGGGGTGCGCCGCTTCTCAACTCGCTGGACGAAACGCGGCTGCGCATCCCGCTTGGCGATGACGCCGCTTGACAACTGAAGCGCGGCAACAGGCCGCATAGGAGATATGTGATGTTCGCAGGTCCGGATCCGTGTGACGATGCAACCGCTTGCTGGTCTGTCAATGATGACGGTCACTGGTGCCCAAGTTGCGGCAATTTGATTGCCCGCCCCGAATGGCTCGAGTGCGGCGCGCATCTGCCTGACGAATGCAATATATGCGGCTACCCGGATGCCTCAGCAGTCGCTGAATATCACTGCGGGCCGGATGATGATGACGACGACCTTTGCGAGTGCTGCGGGAAGCCGTGGGAGCAATGCCCGGAAAACTTTGACTGCGGCATGATGCCCGATGGGCAGTGCTCGAAAGCGGGTAGCGAGGAATGTGATTGGGAATGCCCGCGCAACCTCGGTTGACAAGTTTCTCAAGGGAGCGGGGCGGTCCCAATAAGCCGCCCCGTAGGAATGACGAAGCACCCCGGCAATGAGGCCGGGAGCCGGTGGCGGGGCTGATCCCCCGGCGGCCCCGCCACTGATACAGGAGATTTGAACGATGGCACAGAACACGAAGATCGAATGGTGCGATCACACCTTCAACCCGTGGATCGGTTGCACCCGCGTTGGACCGGGCTGCGGCCTGCCGACCGCTCCGGGAGAACCGGAAGGCGCAGGGTGCTATGCTGAAACCCTGATGGACCATCGCTACGGTCGAGTTGAATGGGGCGCGGGACGACCGCGCGCCCGGACAGCGGTATCGACGTGGAATCAGCCGCGCAGATGGAACCGTGATGCTGAAAAAGCTGAGACCCGGCCTTTCGTGTTCTGCGCGTCGTTGGCGGATGTGTTCGACAACGAGGTGCCGGAGCAGTGGCGCGCAGATCTGTTCGAGCTGATCGAAGAGACGCCGAACCTCGTCTGGCTGCTACTCACAAAGCGGATTTGCAATGTTCGCAAAATGACTGACCCGATGCGCGGATGCCGGATCATCCCGCCTAACGTCGCAATTGGTGCGACGATGGTGACCCAGCGCGAATACGACCGCGACGCGCGCCAATTGGCCGAGGTGAAGCATTTCGCTGACGTGCTGTTCACCTTTGGCAGCTTCGAGCCGCTGCTGGGCTCAATCATCATCGACGACAATGCGCCGGACTGGATCATCGTCGGCGGCGAAAGCGGTCGGAATGCACGGCCTATGGACCTGCACTGGGCGCGAAGCCTGCAACGGCAAGCGTTCCATCATGGCCGGGTGTTTAACTTCAAGCAGCGCGGCGGGTCGAGCTCTGACAAAGGAGGCCATTACCTCGACGGCCAGACCTATTTCGCGCGCCCTTCAATCGGAAAGGTTGCGGCATGAGCGACATCACCAAAGACCCCCGCATGAACGCCCCGCCCCGGCTGTCGGACCTGCCGCGCGAACAGATGATGAGCGCGCTATACCACCGCGCCGAGGCCAAGCGGCGGGATTATCTCGACCGGTTTTGTAATCCGAAGCCGCGCCTGATCGAGCGCATTATCCGGAGGCTGGGGCTGTGAAAATCCGCATCCAGAAACGCAGCCCGCGCAAGCGCAGTTCGCGCCGCTTCGCATGGCTTCCCAAGCGCGTTCGTCCCGGCTGCTGGGTGTGGCTGGAGCATTATCGCCGGTATGGGAGTGGGTATTATGGGTGACCGGTTGATGACCAGTGAAACCGATAGCGTGAAGGTGATACAGGCGGATCGTGACCGCGCCGCTGAATGGACGCGAGCCCGCTGCCGAACGCTTGGCCTGTCCGAGCAAAGCATCGCTGCGATAAACGAAAACCTGTCAGCGGGTGCGGCGGATGATGACGAACTAGTCCAAGCCTTCGCGCTTCACCGCATCGCCCACAGCACCGATAGCGCGGGGCTGGTGGAGGCGGCCGCCAAGATTGCCGAAAAACATAAACGGTATGAGGCATCGGACTTTCCCGTTTGCCAGAGCATCGCCGACGATATTCGCGCCCTCGCTCAATCCAACGCTGTGCCGTCTGATATGGGGAAACACATTCAGGATTTTCGCTGGCGCGCAAGAACCTGCCGGACAAACCCCGACGCATATTGCGAAAAGTCCGCAGCCGTTTGGGATATGGCCGCTGATGCTTTGGAGGCTGGCAATGAAACCGCATGAACGCTTCATGGCGATGATCGCCGCCCATGCTGTCGCAGACTATCCGATGCAGGGCGATTTTCTGGCGAAGGCAAAGAACCGCACCGTGCCTATTCCCGGCGTGCCGTGGTGGCAGGCGCTGGGCGCTCACGCGATCATTCACGGCGCGGCGGTTGCGTTCATCACTCGATCGCCCGCGCTCGGCATCGCTGAAGCGGCGGTTCATGCAATCACCGACGACCTGAAGTGCAACGGGCGGCTGACCTTCAATCAGGATCAGGCAATCCACGCGGCGTGTAAATTGCTGTGGGCCATGCTCTCCGCTCTCCCCAAGGATGCTGGCGATCAGGATAAGGAGGCGCGGGGATGACGGCACCTGCTACCGAGATGATGAGCCGGATCAAGCGCGCGAAGCGCAACGGCACAAAACTTCACCTCGATCATGAACACGTCGATTTGCTGCTGCAGGACGATGTATATTCGCTGCTTTGCCGGTACGAATTGAAGGAGATGACCGGATGCGCGGTCGAGCAAAAGGAGCCAGCGAACGATTCCAAATCGGCCGATATTGGCTCTGGTACAGAAAAGACCGCGACGATTGGAATATCTGCTGGTCCGAAGGAAGGGTCACGCGCCGAACGTCGACAGGTATTGGCGGTGGCAAGCCAGACAGCCCGCCAGAACAAGCGCGCGAAGCACTAGCCGAGCATTACGCCTCCAAGAAGGACGTTTCGGCAGAACTGCCAGCCAACGGCTTCAAGTCGCCTGCAGATGTGCTTTTGAGCGACGCGACTATCCTTTGGCTTACTCAGCACGTCGCGCACCTGTCCGCGCCCGAACGCTATGAGGAATCGCTCAAGGTGTGGGAGCAGTTTTGGGAATATCTCGAAAGCGTGCGCGCACTCCCCGATCCGCTCACTATCGCCTCGATTGGCACCACGATCCGCATAAACGATGAGGCGGTAACGCTGGTCGACGCGTTCGTGAATTGGCGAAAAGCGCAAGGCACCAGTGCGCCGAGCATATCGCGGGACCTCGCTGCGCTGCGCGGGCCGATCAACTGGGCGAAGCGCGAACACCGGATTACATGGGCACCGTTTATCAAAGACGTGAAGGGCAAGAAGCGCCCCAAGGAACTCGAATGGTCGCCCGAACAGATCGCGGTCATCCTTGACGCGGCGCTTGCTTCACCCGACCGCCACCATGTTCACCTTTTCACGATAATCATGCTCAGCACGCACGCGCGGGCGGAGGCGACACTCGAACTGCACGCCGAACAGATACGAAAGGGGCTTATCTATTTCCTGCGCCCCGGAGAGGATCAGACGAGCAAGCGCCGCGCGATCGTTCCTGCCTGCCCTACCCTCGCACCTTGGCTTGCAGGGAAAACGGGTAAGATCATCGTCTATCGCGTGCCCACCAGCGCCAAGACGCGCGCGAACGGCGGGCCTGAGTATTTCGAGCGCCCGACCGACAATATCAGCAACGCCTTTGCTGGCACGCTGATTGCCGCGCACGCGATGCGCCCGGACCTCGGCTTTGCAGAACAGCGCAACGACGATGATGGCAAGCCGCGATGGCTCCCCCCGCGCGCGAAGCTGGGCGAAACAAAGCGCCGTCCGAACCTGCGCGCCATCGGGACGCCGAATACCCTGCGGCACACGATTCATACTTGGCACAAGCGCCGGGGTGTGCCCGATGCGCAGATCAATGCTGCTGCAGGACACAGCGAGGAAGGGACCGGCGCGAACTATACCCATTTGCGCCCGGAGTACCTGCAGGAACTGATCGAATCTACCGAGGCATTCTGGCGCGAAGTCGGACGCTATACCAACGCCCATTTGCGATACCAGCGCGATACCAAGGTGGTTTCGATTGCTCGAAAGGGATTGACAGGATGA